CCTCTCTGATCAATGAGTTAGCGTTATGAGAAACAGCAGTAGTGCCAAGAGCGCCCCTTTCGGCAGATAAAAAGTTAAGGCTGTTTTTACTTGAATATTTAATAATTTCACTATCAATAACAATATACCCAGAAGTTGGAAATGGAACAAGGTCAAAACTAGAAGCAGACACAGTGTTAGCCGAATTACTTAGATTTGACATAAGAGTTACAACACCAAGAGTGGTGGGTTCTGGCGCTCTCCAAATAGGTTGAGTCTCATTAGTGTTGGCAACAACTCCAGATATTTTTACAATTACACTGTTAATTTGCAAAGTTTTTTGAATAGAAGCATCAACAATAAAATCTTCATCAGAAATAATTTTTTGCACATTTGCATGTTGATCTATTGACGGTTCAAAAAATTCGTAGTAGTTGTCATATCTAATATTGTCATTCTCATCAATAAAAATTCTTCCAAGATCACCAAAAGTGATGTTTTGAATGGCCTGATAAATAGATTCATTTATGCTATATAGGAAAGCAAATTTTTTTATTTCTTTTATTTGTGTTTCACGGTATCTTTTTAAAACATTTGTTGGCGATATACACTTATTATATATAATAAATTCATCAACATAAAGATTTATACCAGAAACATTGACTGATGAAGTTGGCTTAACTACTCCAACACCAGAAGTAAATGACGCACCTCTCCCGCCAAATGTTAAAGAATTTGTCCCAAAATTTGGTTGATAACTACTTGTTAAAGTAGAACTACCATGCTGTACTCCATCAACATAATATTTAAGAACATTGTCAGAATAATCGTAAGTAGTGACAACATGATTCCATCCAGTAGATTCTGGCATGGCTGTGGAACTTGTAATAGTAGTGGTAGCAGTTGCACTATTGGATGTATTGAGAGTTTTTATTTTAACGCCATGATTTGTTGAAGAAATGTAAAAGAATTCAATGCCAGCCGTTGATGAACTATTTGACCAACTACTTATATACTCCCCAGAAGCCCCTAGACCGCCCTGTGGTGACTTGAATATGTACTCAATAGACCAATCACGATTGATATTAGTAGAATTTGATGTTACATCCCAAGAAACGTCATATGGCAATCTAATAAAGGAATCAACCGTTGATCCGCCAGATATGGCGTTAGACAAATAAACACTTTTATCATCAGTGTTCCAATCCATAGACGACCCATTGGTGAAATTAACAAAAGTACTAGGAACAGCACTATTCCTATGCCTATTCCTATTAGAACCAGTAAACCCAGCATCTCTAGAACCAATACTATCCAAAACAACATTAGTTAACAATTCAGTAGGCCCAATTGTAGTTCTACCAGATGTAGTAGTAAGATTGAGATCAAAAGCATCTGCATTGCCAGTGTGATAAAACTCTAAACGAATTTTATAAGGGACACCAGCAGTCCAACTATAAGTAGTTGAAGTATAAGTAAGAGATGTTACTGTGTACCACTCGTTCAAGATTAGATTGTCATCAATATACAACCTATAACCACCCTCATCAATCTCAACACCAATTTCTTCATCCACAGCAGTAGCAAGAGGTATGAAATAGCCGTCAAAAACACCTTGATAGAATTTATTATTCAAAGAAGCATCGTCATCACTCAAAAGATATGACACAAGTTCAATTCCATCTTTAACCCCAACATAAGACGGCGAAACAGAAGAAGCTATACCAAGAGCTTTATCCAAATCAGATAAAACTTTCTCATTAACATCCAACTGCAAATCTTTAATAGTATATTCAAAACCAGAAGGTGGTTGATAAACCCTATACCTCAACCCCGGATAAACATAAGAGTTACCAGTATTTCTAGTATCATCATTAAATTTTAAATGCAGAACACCGTTCTCAACCGATGGGCTGTCCTGAAATCTATTATATTTTATAATCTTATGATTAGGAATATTGCCGAATGACAACAGATCTTCCACAGCATTACCGACCGTTGTAGTATCTTTAAAAAATCCTCTCTCTAAAACTTTATCATTCAAGAATTTGAACCTATCCTGCAAAGATAATTGCACACTCATATCGGTAGTTGAAGAAGAAGCCTCTTCAATAAAAAATGTCCCAATACTGACATAATCAAAAGGATCAAACGTTATAACAGCGCCAGAGGCATGCGCCACAGCGGTTGTCCCATCATAACCACGGCTAACAACTTCAAGCCCCCAAATATCGCTACTTATAATAACTTTTCTTTTAACAAGAATTTTTTCTTCATAAAACAAATTTTTATCTACAGTAACCACATAATAGTTAGTTTCAAGATTAGTATTAGCAGTATCCCCGTAAGGAAATTCATTCAAATTGCTAACATAAATAGTAGTAGAACTGTTTGTGATTGATGAAGTCAAATATGATTCAACAATATTATCAACAGATTCATAAGACTTAACACCATAAGAAACATCCACTTTAACATCTTTTTGCAAATATTTACCGTAATCAGAGTTAGTATTCAAAATATTAAACTTCTTACTATTGTTATCTATACTTATAGTTGAAGAAGTTTGAGAAGTTCCAGCAATAGGAAGAGATGTCTCATGAAGGTCACGAATACGATCCTCTGCTGTGTCCATAACATAATCAGAAATATCCATTTGATATAAAGGAGAAACAGACACAAATCTTGCGTAGTCGGTTGGATTCTTAGTTGAAATCACCGTCAACAAAACTCTAGACACATTTGTGTAAGTATTATTCAAATTAATAGTTTTTTCAAATTCATTAATATTAGTATTAAAAGACAATGTTTCATTAAGCAAAGTTGCTGACGTGCTATCAAAAACAGCGAGGGTGAAACTTGCGATTTGACCAAAATTTTGAGATGTAACAATTTTAATTTTATTAATAGTCGTAGCAGTGAAAGAAATATCTAGAGTAGGGTTTGTGGTAAAAGTTGAATTAGAATTACTTTTACTTGCAGACCACCACCCATACTTCAAGTTATCTTGATCGTCGCTAGGCATAGCACGATACTTGCCATTAGCAGTAATTGTTTTATTCAAATTATCCTTAGCATCACAGACACCCCATGCGAAAGATTCATATTCAATTCCATCCAAAGCACGTTGTTTGCCAAAATATGTGCCAAGAGGAGTGGATACATTGTCGCTATTTGTAGTAATTGAAACATTGCTTAAATGCCGACCATCTTGAAAATCAATAACAACCTTGGGCTTAACAAATTGCGAATATGAAGCTATAGCAGACTGAAAAGAATTACTTAATTGTTTTCCATCAACATCAATAGTTTGCATTTATATCTCCTGAAAAGATACAGAACAATTCCAATAATATTCATTATTGTTTAAATCTCTTCTTATTAGAGTCTCAGAGTAATCCATAACTAATACATTATACTCTTCATTCGTATGAACAGTAAGACCATTTGTATTTAAATTTCTAATTTTTAAAGTATGACTTCTAGGGTCTGAACACAAGGCTTTAACGACATCTCGACCAGCATGAAAATCAACAGTATTGTCTCTTTTGCCCGGAAGAAATGACCATTCAATATTAAAACTTGCTTTATTTTTTGATGTTTTAAAATAAACAGTTCTTGCACCTAAAGAATTAGTATTAACACTATATTTAGGACTCTGAGTAAGGGAAAAAGACCTATTATGTTCACTTAGAGGAATATTATCTAAAATAAAAAAAGGTTTAATATCTCTAGAATCTTCGCTAGTTCCAGCCCTCAAAATATCTATTGAACTAACAAGAACTTTTACACTTGTAGATATACTTGATGATGCGTTATAACTAGCCATTACAACTCTTCCATAGTTAAATCAACATCGTAATATCGGCATTGACTTTGCAAAACATTTTTTAACATATTTTCACTATAACTAGTAATTAAACAATTATAATTCTTATAAATATCTTTTTCATCACCCTGAATGGATAAAACCACCACAGCGCCCGCATCAACAAGGCCACGCAAAAAATCTCTACCAGATAACTCGTCAACGGTTTGAGAGGCTTTATTCGGCAAATACAACCAAGAAAAATTAAAAGAATTCTTTTTAGGTTTATAGAATCTCCTCATATCGCCAGAAGCAAGTTCAACATCATTATTGTTAAAAACCAGAGATCCGCTAAAAGTTCTATTGTGCTCAGTTATTTCTGTACCATTAATTTTAATTAAAGAATTAAGAATCATTACAGCCCCCTAGCTAAGCCAGAATAGCTTTTAACAACACGGTTCTCCATACCAGCAGACTTCTGATTACTTGGAAGAACAGTCATATTATACTGCTTAAGCATTGATTGGAACCACTTATCTTCACCAATAAAGTTCTCAACATAAATATTGGTAGTAGTAACAGAAGAAGATCCACCACCAACACCAGTAGGAGTATCATAATTGGGCTTCTTAAATCTCATATCGTTAAGCATAGACAAAGTAGCCATACCCACATTAGCAACAGCCTTAGAGTTGATAACATACTCTCCACCGTGAAGCATTGCTGGAACAGATTGAGAACCAAACCCAGGAACGTTATATCCGCCCTTACCAAATTTACGAACACGACCACCATTAGCATAACCATCCCCCTCTAGCCCCAACATGCCTTTTGGATCCCAGTATCCAGCAAACATTCTTTGTACACCTACATCAGTCATCGTTCTTGCTTGATTATATAAATACTTCCTTGCGTTTACTTGACCCATGCCAAAAGTAGCCAAGTAAGCGGACATTACTGCACTATTAACTTTATCAAGAAGAGCAGTATGCTGATTGATAGTTAGATCTGGATAAGTTTTCTTTATATCTGCTTTAATTTGAGCTCTTGCTGCTGTTGCATATCTAGTCATAACAGTCTCAGACGGTCTAGCATTACTAGCTGGCGGGGTGTCATCACTACTATCGTCACCACTATCGTCACCACCACTAGTATCAGCGTTGTCTCTCAAGAAATTAATAGTAGCCAATTGTTGTACAACATCACTAAGTTGAGCAGCCAAACCATCCACAACGCTACCAACAGCCCCCACAGTCGTTGTGATTTCACGCACAAGAGTTGCATTCGCATTCGTGATAGCAGTTTCAAAAACAGTGAACGGGTTATTATCTTCAAGAACTTTTTTGATAGCAGCCATTGCAGTTGTAACAGGTCCAGTAGCAATAGTGCTAAAACCATCAGCAGTAGTGGTTATACCACCAACAATACCAGCAAAAGCTTCATTTATTGCAGTATTATTAACCATCTGACCTTCAACACCAGCAAGCATTCCGACAGTTGCACCAATAATAGAATTATCAGCAGCCGAGCCGTCAAGCAAGCCATACTTTGACTGGGCTACGTCAACAAGTTCATCCAAAGAAGTAGCAAAAACACCAGTGCCTGGGTTAGGAAGCTTCAAGTCAGTTGCCATAGCAGTCAGCATGCCTGCGAAAATAGTGCCATTAGTAGTAGCCATAGTTGTAGCAGCAGTGTTTAATAAACCAATTTGTTCTTCATACTGCTCAACGGTCTGAGGAGGGAACTTCGTTATTTCCTTAGCAGCATCAGAAAATAGTTTAATTTGCTCATCAAAGAATTTCTCTGCTTCAACTTTTGCTGCCTGAATAGCATCTTTCAATGCATCAAGATTTTCTTGAGCAAGATCTTTCCTTCTAGACTCATCAACCTTGGTTAAACTCTCATTAAAATCAATAGTATCTTTGCCATCTTGAAGAGTAAGAACTCTAGCGTCATCAATACGACCCTCATAAATAGCCAGAGCACGATTCCTAACATAATTTTGACTCTGCAAAGCCCTCTCGTCAATAATCCTACGACGATCAGCCTCATACTCTTTTGTTTTAGTTAAAGACTCCTCCGCTTTAGCAAGTTTATCAAGAGTTTCAAGTTGAGTATCAAAAACAGCCAGAGAAGCCTCTTTCTGCTTTTCAAGAGCCTCAGTTAATTCGTCAACAGCAGCACTCATCGCCTCTGCAACCTCAGCCAAAACTAAATCAACAAATTGTTGTCTCAAATCATCCAACATTTCTTTTAATTTACCAGAAGCGCCATCAATAACTTCATTCAAACCAGAAGCGATAGGATCAGTAAAAACATCGGCAAACTCTCTACCCGCAACTTCTGCTTCATCAACAAGTGCGCCAGTAGCAGAATCAGAAAGTTTCTTAGTGCTATCAATTATTCTATCAAAAGCGCCCGTAGCAGCATTACCAATTGCATTCAACGCTTTATTACCTATATTTTGAACACCATCTAAAAGCCTAGAAGCACCATTAGCAATCTTATCAACAATACTACCGATACCACTAAAAGTTTTATCTACAAGATTAGCACCCGCCTCAATAGTATCAAGAAGCGCGTTTCTTATCTGCTTAAGACCAGGAATATGCTTCATAAAACCAGTGATAGTTTTAATAAGATCATGGAACTTCATAATAACCCACTTGATAGCTGCACCCATGATGTTACCAAGACCTTTAGCAATACCACCAAAAATTTCAAGACTCTTCTTGTAAATAAAGAAGTATGAATTCATCCAAATACTAATAAGTTTAATAAGAAGTTTTACAGCAACCCCAACAAAAAGAACAAGGCCTTGAAGCATCTGGAATAGACCCTTCTTCCAATCACCCTTAAATACATTAATAAGACCTTGAATAAATGTGACAATACCTCTAATTAAGTTTACAGAGCCAGTAAGTAAAAAGTTTAAAGCAGGAACAACATATTTTTCAAAAAAGTCTTTAACAGCAGTAGCAATTTTTTTGGCTTTCTCACCAAAACTTTCAAACTGTTTCCCAGTCCCAACAGAGCCAGCCATTAAATCCATAAAAGTTTTGATAATATCTTTAAACGGTTTAATCACCATACCAAGAACATCTTTAAGAAGACCAAAAGCTTCCTTGAAACTCTTCTTAGCGCCATCGCCAGCCGAACCAAGGCTCTTGAAATTTTTTACAAGAACAAGAATCACAGCGACAGCAGCAGTAATCACACCAATAATACCCATACCCATCATAACAATTTTAAATATTTTTGTAATATTAACAGCTTTCATCATTGACATAACAAAAGTTTTTGCTGCACTAGCACCAGACAAGAATTTACCCTTCAACCCTAAAGCCTGACTATCCGCCTGAAGCAATCTATATTGTGTTCTCGCAGCAGTAATAGATTTCTTTAATGGTCCAACACCAGTAACAGTTTTAGCAAGATTAAAAGCTTTAACTTTAAAATTACCTAACATAGTAGCAAGTTTTCCAGCGCCAGCCCCCGGACCAGTTGTCATCACTTTATTAAATTTCTGCATTCCCGACCAAAGTTTTGCAGTACCAGCCTTCAACGAAGTAACTGGATGCTTAAACGCTGTAACCATCCCACTTGCAAGAGATTTAGCGTGAGTTGCAATACCAGTACGAGCCGATGTGAAACCTCTACCAATTGCACCTGTAAATCGTGTAAACCCTGACTTCAATGCTGCGCCAGGATCTGTAAACATTGATGCTGCTGTAAGCTTTAAAGAAGTACCCATTTTTGCCATTGTTGTCTTCAACGCCCTGCCAGCAGACTGGATGCCAACCATCTGTTTACCAACAACAGTCTTTAAACCACCGCCAGCAATCATTCTCTCTGTACGAGGAGTAACAAGTTTCCCCTTTAAAGTAGCAACCCCAGCATCGGAATAGGATACACCTCTAGCACCACCAGCAGTAACTCTCCTAGCAAGAGCATCTTGGAAATTAGATTCACCACCAGACTGCTTGAAAATTTTTGCTCTACTAATAAAACCACGTGAACCCCTTCTTGAAAAAGAACTATTAGTACGAGCCTGCGACATTCTTGCTCCGTTATTAGTCGCTGATAGCGCATTGGCTTCAAGATTAGCCAAAGAAGAACCAGAGACACCTAGCGGTAATGCTCTATCTTGAAATGTCTGAGCAAGATCCATTGCTCGACGCTTGACGGGGGCCATCATCATTCTCCCGCGTGGACCACGAACGGGCGGTACCATCCCCGTAATCCCCTGATTTGCAAGAAGCGTACTTGTAGTGCCAGCCAAATTCCCAATAGCAGGTGTAGATGCCATTTTAAGTTTGTGAGCCATAACTTTAGAGGCATTGATACTGCCACCAGTCGCATCGGCACCAACAAGGCCTGATCCACCTGCTACAGCTGCCTTATGAGCAGTAACAGCAGCAGTTGCCTCAATAGCAGCAGTGCTGTTTTTTTGCAAAACACCAGTCAAAAGACCAACTCGCGTTGCCATCTTTGAAACAGGACCAGTACCAGAAGCAAGATTTGCTGTAAACAACGCTGCGCGTGAAGAAGACGTTGAAAAAGCACCACCAACCATGACAATTGGTTTAGTTAAATTCATTAAAGCGGGAGACATCGCCAGCGTCTGCGCTGTAAACACAGTACTCATAGGCATCATGCTAAAGAAAGCACCCATCAAAGTAAAGACAGCAGTCTTTGCCAAACCAAACGCATACAACAATGGACCTATAGCAGCAACACCAGCAATAGCAATAGCAATAAACGTCTTAGTCCCTCCACTCATGTTTTTAAAACCTTTAGAAATACTAGCCATAGTTTTATCAATAAATTCAATAGCAGGCCTAAGCCCCCTAATTAATTCGGCAGCAATTAATTGAAAATTGACTCTAATCCTAGAAGTTGCCTCGCTAACAGATTTTAATGCAATATCAACTTCTTGCTGTGCCAATTCGGCAGCATCTTCAACGCCAACAAGTTGAGCAACCATAACTTTACCAACTTGACTATTAATAGTAGCAATTAAGTCTTCACCATCTCGTCTTTTTTCTAAAACTAATTCACCAACAGCAGTTCTAATATCCTGCGCTTCTTTTTTGTCAGCAGCAGTTATAGTTTTAGTTACTGTTTTACCATCTTCAACAAGTTCAATAATATTTTTACTAAGATCCCTACTAAGATGCATTGTAGAAATTCTTGCAATATTACCAAGATCACTATAACCTTTAATCAAAGGAACAGCAGAGCCTTGTTTTCTAAGTTTGTTTGCCGTATCAACTATTTTTTTCAAAGATTGATCCGTTGTATTACCAGTCTTGTCAAGTTGCGCTAGTTCTGCGTTAAATTCTGCTATGTCAGCAATAGATTCAGCCATTCTTGGACCCTGACGAAGAACGAACAACTGGGTCATAAACTCCATAGCCCCTTCAACGCCAGCGCCCTCATCTCTAACCTTGGCAAACGCTTGAGCTAGATAATCAATAGAGTTAATACCAATATGTGTTGCTTGAGCAAAATCAAATCCAAGAACTTGAGTAAGATCAGCAAGCATTTTCTTACTTTCCTCTGTAGGGTCATTTAATCTCTGCAAAGAAACTTTAATAGCGTTAGCAGAAGAAGCAATATCAAACCCAGCAGCTTTCATCGGTGCCAACAAGCCCATTGTTTCAACCATTGAAAGACCAAACTGCGTAGCAGCAGCGCCAGCTTCAGGAAGCGCTTTAGCAATATCATTTAATGACAAAACTGTTGTATTCTCAATCAAGTTAAATTGAGCAAGAGTACCATTAACAATCGCTAAAGCAGCATTTTCTCTATCAACAGCATTTTTAACATCGTCATGAGCTCTAGCATTAGCATCCAACATCTTAGTAGCTTGAAAATATATAGTTTGAATTAAATCTTTACCTTGAGATATATCAACATCACCAAGTTTTTCTGCCATTAAAACAGCTTCTGTTAATGAAGTAACAGCAAGCTCTGTATTCAAACCTAATTGAGCAAAATCAACACCAAGACTAACAATAAGAGCTTTATTATCACCAAAAGTTTGCGCTAAACTAGTGAAAGTATCCTCTAATAACCGAAACTCTGCAACATTTTCTTTGGCCATCTGCAACTGCTTGTCGCTCGCAGTGGCTAATCTTTCAGAAGCGTTTGCACCACTAACTTGCATTTTGATCAATGCACGATCAACCGTCATTGAAACACCTTCAAGAATCTTATCAAGCTTAGTTAATTCTTTATCAACAGCAGCAAAAGAACCTAAAGCAATACGACCAAAAGCAAGGATGGGAAGAGTAAGACCAGTCATCAACTGACGACCAGTCCATTGAGCGTCTTTACCAGCTATCTTCATTTGGAAAGAAAGAGAGCTTAAATCACTAACTAAAGTTTTTGCTTTTACACCCTTTAATGCTTGATTGTAAACACCTAAAGAAGCAGCAGCCTGTCTTGTGTAATTAGTAGACTTAAGTTGACTACTTGTAACAGCCTTGTAGTCAGCAGTAGATCTTCTTAGTTCGTTACCAAGAGCAGACTGATTTCTGATAACTTCAGTAAGAGATTTAGCGTGAGCTTTAGCACCATCTTTACCGACACCTAAAGCAGTGTTTAAACTCTTCTGTCTAGCATCAAATCTACCAGCACCATCGGCGCTTTTCTGAAGAGTAGCATTAATGTTTCTAAGACCAGCACTTAACGCAGTTAGCCCAGTCAAGCCATTGACTTGAACATTAATAAGTATGTCATTAGGGTTAGTCATGTATAATACCAACTATAATTATGTCATTAAAACAACATAAAAGCAAAACTTATCCTTCATAGCCAAGACCAATCGGAAGGAATCTAAAGTCCGAAGCAGCAAGAGTTTTTGGAGGCTCTATCGGAGCTGGATCATACCAGTCATCATCAAAATCCACATCTCCGCCACCCCAAGCCATAGAACTAATTTTAATTTGTTTAGTAAACTCGTTAGTACAAGCTCTATATAAAATAAAAAGTTCTTCCAGAGTTATACTTTCTTCTAACTCTAAAATACTTTTCCATGCACCTGTCTGTACAAAAACTTCTGCTTCATATTTCAGTAAAGGCAATTCACTCCAAGGAATAGCCTCGGCATCATCACCTTTACTGCTTATGAGTTTGGGTCGTTACCCATAGCAGCAGTCATAAGGTCACCGTATGAACGCAAGTCCAAAATGTCCTCTAAAGCTTCTGCATCAGCAGCTAGTTCTGGATCTGTTGCCATCAAAGCAATAGAAGCAGATTCAACCATACGGTCAATATCCTCATCAGACATTTGACCATCTTCACCAGGTTTCATGTTATTTGCAACTTTCATAAATTTTCTTAGTTGACGAATTGTTAAAGGCTTAATGATTCTCTTCTTGCCATCAGCAAAAACAATTTCAGCGCCATTGCGTATATCTTTGTTCAAAATAAACTCCTTGTTGTAAAAGGCAAAAGCCTCAAGTATATTTTACCACACTTGAGGCTCCCACTTTTAAAAAATTTAACTATTTCACGTCTGGTCAATAATTTTGCCGTATTCATATCCTACGTCACTACTAACAGGAAGAATTCTGAAAGAAACAGCAAAAACTGTAGCCTCTGCTCTCTTCATGCTGATTGTTGACGATTCCATAGAAATGGCTCGCTTTGTATTGAACTTACGTGTCTTAGTAGTTGAAGCATCCGATCCGACAGCATTTCCAAGAATCTGGATAGCCTTCTCAAAAGGATACACATTCTGGACACCGAACAAGAAAGTTCTAGTTCCAGAACCATCAAGGTTGGATGTGATATCTGCTCCACCAGTTGCGCTATCATAACTCCATGCTAGAGCAAGGTTATTCAAAGTGGCTTCAGCAAGAGTCGTCTTGACCATTACCTTAACTTTTGATTGAATAACCTTAGCAGCATCTCCGTACTGATCAATTTCAATGTCAACCATATCTGGCTCCCAAGAAATTTCAACTCCACCCTGAGTACCGCCGACCGAAGTCAACGAATCAAAGTCCGTATTTGTCATTGATGTGTTTGACGCACCAATTTTAACCATAGCTTCACCAACAACAATGTTGGCCGTAGTAACTGTATTTGCACCGGGCATATTACTTCCTCCTATTCACAGACAAAAATTCTTTTGCCTCGTTTGTCTCGCCATTTGGCAATCTTTTGGGCATGTTCGGGTTTAACAGAACCTGTTTTCCGACCAATACCTAAACCTTTGTTCCATTCAAACTCATATATTCTAGAATCAACTTTCGCTATGTAGCCAGAATTTTTCCCGATATATGTGATTGTAATGTATTCCATCCCTATATCATACCATATTATCTTTTAACATGATGAATAACAAATTCCAAAGTCATCTGATACCATCCATCCCTTTCAGAAGGGGCTTCCAAAGAAGTATCAGTAAGTTCTGTAGAAAGAATTCTACAATTTGTTCCTGCTACACCGTTAGACTGCGCTATTTCATCACCCTTACTAAGTAATTCAATAATTCTTTCCCCAAGATTTAATACTTTATCCACATCAGTGTCGTAAATAGAATATAAAACAGCATCTCTACGATACCAAAATGCTTCAACATCGGGTATAACTGGGGTATAGTAATACACCATAAAAGGAGGACTAGCATTCCCATAACCAATAGTAGGAAATATGTCAATTGTGCGACCAGCAATAGACGTAATAGTCGCATCATTTTTTATAAATGAATTTATATCATAAACACTAATAGTCGCCATGATTACACCAATTTAACCTTTGAATAAGATTTCTTAAGTTCTTCAATAAGAATCTTTCTTGCCTTAGCCTGAATAGTAATTCTAGGCCTACCAGATTTAGTACTAAAATGAAAAGGATTAAGCTGAGGAATCCTCAATGGACCAAGAAATTTTTGCCCCTGCTTCCAACGACCACTAGAACGAGAAACCATATAACGACTAGTAGATCCATCCCCGCGAGGAGCCTTCTTCTTTATTGTAAATGCCCTACGACCAATTTTACCCATCTCCGCTCGCATAAAAATGTTGGTAGCATACTTAGCATTAAAGCCTCTTTTGAAAGTACCAGATGTACGAAAACCACCACGGGACAACTCTGTTTTAATTGTAAGTTTTGCACCTGCTTTACCGTATTTTTTATAATAAACTTCAATAAAACGACCAGGCTTACCTCTTCTTCTTATATCAAGCAAAACAAGACTAGCAGCACGCCCTGTCGCTTTATCATTAATAGCAGCAATTTTATTTGGCATAGTAACAATTTTTTTCTCTAATGAAGCAATATTAGTAAAAGTGCTAGTAGGAATTCTTACACTAATCATTTTCCACAACCTTCTTTGCACCAATAGTAATATGATGAACTTTGCCATTAAACTGCATTTTCTTCTGAATAGAAATAACTTCAAAAAATGACCCGTCAATTACATTGTTATATCTATCTTTTAAATTTTTTAATCTAATTGAATAAGAAACCTTATCAAGATATTCTTTTGGTACAAACAAATCTAATTGCTCAAAGTTTGCAACATAAGGGTTATTTAAACTTTCAGATGAAGACTGTTGAGCGAAAACAGGGATGCTTTCAGAAAACACAAAACTAACAGACCTTTGACCAGCAGCACTGACTTCAGTAGTTTTACTGTAGATATCAATTCTGTGATGAAATTTTAGAAAAGTACCATAAGCCATCAGACAATATAATCCATAATAAATAGCATATAATCCATCAACAAAACATCGGCTTCAATATTACCTGTGCTTTCATAGAAATTAGGATTCATAGTGAAACTTGTAGTATCCATACTGATACTAGAAATACCATGCCTTCTGTACTCTGAGTCATCATTCATTAAATCACTTATCAGTAGCTCAGTAGCCTGTTGAACATTCAATGGAACATATTTCCAACCAAAATCGGCTTCAATTTTATAATCACAATTAGATTTAAATTTAGTCCCAAAAATACTCTCCATATTACCTTGAATAATAGTTGATCTATAACGAATATAATATGAAGAATTAAAATTACCAGATTGACGAATTTTTTCTAAATTAAGTAAAGCATTATTTGAATAATCATGAATAATCTCAGCATCAACATCGCCATAGTTTACAGTTACTTTTTTCAATTCAACGATCGGTAATGGCAAATGAAGGTTCTTATGATTGTTTCCGTCAACAATAATGTCTTTATCGGGGAAATAATCAAATGTTTGACCACAATAAGTATTAATAATATTTCTTACTTTAAGTTCATAAGAATCAAAAACATCTTCAAAACTGTCAATCAAATCAGGATATGAATTAAAGAACGTATCAGAATCTAGGTATGGTGTGTAAACATTAATATACTGAGATTGAGTATACGTTGACCCGGACATTGCGTAAGTGAATTGAACATCGTGAATACCAGCAGAGTTGAGTGTGTATATACCACTAGCAGCCTGACCCAGAGTCACCGTGTATACCCCAGCACTAGAGCGAGTCGCTGCTACATTTGAAGAAACAGAACCGCCAAAATCATGATAAACATTGACGGTAACAATATTAGATGTGGGATCAGACGGAAGTGTGATAGTCAAAGTTTTACTTGTATTTATTTTTACATTATCCATTTAAACCTCAACAGTCGCATTCCTCGCATCCACAATCACAATGCTCAACGCAATCACATCCGCAATCACACGTTTTATTTTTCAAGTCGGTATCCATCAGCCAAACATTTTTTTCCAAGTAGTAGGACCAACTACGCCATCAGCAGTCAAGCCGTTGGCTGTTTGCCACACCTTCAAGGATTCAACAGACTTAGGGCCAAAATCACCATCGGATTTGGCACCAATCATCGCTTGAACCAATGATGCGCCCGTACCTTGAGAACCTAAACTCACGGGAGTTCCAGGATAATCAAACTTCATTGGACCAGCCTCTACAGAACCGCCAGAAGGCTTTAAAATCTCTGTTGACGCTTGTACAGACCCATCAGGGGCATTATCGCCAAGACAATATTGCCAATGCCATGCCTCAAATTCTTTAGAAGAAGAATCTGAACCCTGCAAATAAAAACCATACTTAGGCGCATTAGCGCACATCCACTCAAAACATTTTCCACCCATTGAGGTAAGTCTGCCATTAGCGTCGTAGGCTAAATCAATTGCTAGTCCCCAGCCGTGATTAGAACCCTTAAGACCTGTAGGGTCTGGAGTAGCAGAAGGAGCTTTACCCTTCTTTAGATACCAAGTCTTACCCTCAAAGTTTCGGGTTACACCAGTACCAGTATTTTCAAGCACATAACGATCACGGAACATCGCCAGCTGACTTGCAAAGGAGCGATAGTCTCCAACATTCTTTAATTTAAAACCTGCAACCAAAGCTGCATCATACATCTTATTAAATTGCGCAGCAACAGGCTTGTACATCTGTCCACCAGTGTTAACTTTTGCCAAAAGTGAAGGATCTAACTGTCCATTCTTATATTTTTTAAGAGCAGTTGGAACAACTAACTTTATTGAAGGGTATTGACTCATATTTTATCGTTCTCCTATCTATAAATTATACCTTGTTTATTGATATCAAACCAAACTTTATTACTTTTTGCCCTCAATGCCAGTAAAGGCTTCATCAATTTCTTTCATAGTTAACTGACCATCAAGAGAAGCTCTTGCCAATTTAATAAATACTTCAGAGCAGGCCGTGAACCCAGCAAGCAGGGCTGCCTTCCAAATAGGAATATCTCCAAGCATAGAAGCACCACCAATAATTGGTAGAGATGAAACAATAAATACTGCCCCTATTCTTTGGGCAATAGTTTGAACTTTATTCATATTACTTATCCTCCTTCTTTACAAGAACACCAAATAGGTGAACTGATAAAGCAATAATACTAATATAAATACCATATTTTTTAACATCACCAGAAAGAGTGATTAGCACTAGTGCTGTTCCAGCAATTGTCCATGCTAAAGAATGACTTTCAGTAACCAATTTTTTAATAATATTTTTCACTTTACTCTCCTTCCATTTCTGGATTCAGCCTTGCCAGATTGAGGCAATGGCATAGCTGATGCCAATACTGCGCCAGCTGCAACAACAATTCTTCTTTGGGCTACAGATATCTCTGAACCTATTGGAGCATAATTATCAAAAGCCCCATCAAAAACATTTATTTCCGCCTCAAAAGAAGATCTAACTTCCTCTGGGGAATCTTGAACAGCATTAACAATTGCTTCACCCTGCTCATCAGTTAAATCACCAACAGAGACTTCAGCAAAAATTTCTGATGCCTGATCACCCGTAATAGAACTCAAGACCTCAGCACTTGTTGAAATACTTAACGCCTGAGTTTCATCAATCCCATTATCAATAATTGAATCAACTGCTTCTTGAACTTGATCATCTGTGACTGTATCGCCACCCAATACATCAATAAGACTATTAAAAGCCTGTTCGGACAATGCGCTATCTAAAATTGCACTAATAGCCGATGTGAATTCTTCATCCGATAGTTCCTCATCAAAGACTTGATTTACTAATTCTTCAAACCCCTCATCAGACAATGGTTGACTAAATATTGATTTAATAACTGAATCAAACTGTTCTGCATTAAGATCTGAATTCAACAAGTCCGAGGCTATACTCAGCAATTCCTCTTCCGATTCTGCATCACCCAAAGCCTCATCCACTACAGAGGCAATCTCTTCTGCTGTCAAGTTTTCATCAGTAATGTTATTTATTAAATCTTTGTTGTCTGTCGGCTCATCAACAATGGTATCTACAGGGATATCCACAGGGGGTTCAATGATTGTTTCTGGTGTTGTTATTTCCTCTTCTGGGACAGAAACCTGTTCTGGCTCAGTAGTTGTTATAAAAGTTGTCTCAGGCGGTTCTACGGTGGTCTCAGGCTCAATAAAAGGTGCTTCCGTGGTTGACGTTGTTGGTGTTTCCGTAGTTAAAGTTGTTGGAACTTCTGTAGTTGAAGTTGTCGGGGTTTCCGTAGTTGTTGAGGTAGTAGTATCTATTTCTGGTTCAGTGGTCTGTACGGTAGTACTGCTGGATGTTGTACTGTCAGGAATAGTAGTAGAGGCAGTAGTGCTAGTAGTGCTAGTGGTAGCAACGTCAGTAGTAGTAGTTTCTTCAATTGGACCTCCTATTGTAGTAGTTGTACTATTTTGTAATCCATTAAAGGATAACTCGTATTGAATATTCCAAACCCCAGAAGGATCAGATCGCCAAACATCAGGTTGATAACAGCATGTTGATGCTCTTAGACGATAATTACCTGCACCAATATCCATCTCAATATTTGATTGCAAACCATAAAAGTCGTCATTAGTGAATAGTAACTCACCAGTATCAACATTATAAAGCCAAAGTTGGGGATCTGACGGAAATGTATCAGATTGATATGTTCTCGCCAAAAAATGTGTTGGCTCTGAATAAGAAAAAAAGAAATCAGTTGGCTCTGTAATAATGTATGAATCTGATGCTTGGACTTTAAATGATGGGAAAAAAGATATAACAACTAAAGATATTGGTAAGAACCTTAAAACTTTTCTAGTCAAATTAAACATTCAATCAACTCCACATCTATTATAGATTAGAGTTAATTATTTATATAGTTTAAAAGTTAATATTATAAATTAGTTTTTTTGTTCTTTTAAGTGTATGTTAAAAATACTGTACCTGAATAGACACTGTATGGGTTGTTATTTGTTGAAACTGTTAACCCTCGTAAGAACGCAACAGTAGTGCTATGTCCTGTTAAAGCAAATCCATAGGCTGTACCATCGCCCAGGGCTGATAATTGGTTGGCGGAGAGAGCAGGTTGACCAGTACCATCGTTACCTGTTATAGAACTTGTTATTGTTCCTGTAATATAAGAAAGCGCACCCGACTTTGTAGGTGAAGTGTGCGCCCTGATGGTGAAGGTTCCTGAGTTTCCTCTGTTTGTTTGTGCAGAACCTGCTCGTTGAAGCCAGATTGAACCGCTATCAGGTGCCCAGCCGCGAGTTTTGTCTGAGAACGCTGTTGAGCCATAGAACCAAGCGCCATATAGTTTTGTCGTAGAAAAACCGACCATGCCTTCGTCTGATGTTGTTTGGCTCAACCACGCTGTGTTACCTATGTTGCGAGCATCGGCTCCAGTAGGTACGAACGAATAATCGCCAAGCGGTTTAGTGTAATGGTTGTTTGCTGCTGTACCTTGTAGTGAGTTTCCAGCAGCATCAATAGCAATAATGTAATAGGTAACAATCCAAGTTTCACCTGTAGGCGTGTTGCGTCTGTTTGTAGGAATAGCAAAAGTTGTTCCAGTAGTATTAGCACCGAACGAAACAAGATTTGTTGATGTTCCTCCGACAAATCCGCTTGTTGTACCATAATAGAGTTGATTAATCGTTGCTGAAGCGACACCAGAACCTGCATCTGTAATAGCACCCCAAGAAACGGTGTCTGTAGTTCCGCTAGTTGCTACAACTGTCGGTGTAGGTACGACAGGGTTTGTTATGTCATATCTTAAAGTTGCAGCAGCAGTTGACCCTGTGCCTTGTGTTGAGTTCCCAGCAGCATCAGTTGCAATAATGTAGTAGGTAACACTCCAAGACTCTCCAGTATCACCTTGTCGCCTATTTGTGGGGATAGCAAAAGTTGTATTGCTTGCACCAAATGAACCAAGAGCCTGCGATGTCCCTGCAACAAAACCACTTACTGAACCAGAATACAACTGATAGATGGTTGCTGAAGCAACACCCGAGCCTGCATCTGTAATAGCACCCCAAGAAACGGTGTCTACTTGGTTATTAGCATTCATACTTCCTGAAGTTGCTCTTGTAGGTGTAGGAACTACAGGTCCAGTATTGTCAAACTGATGGACAAGAACATAAGTACTAGCGCCTGTCTGAAGATACACCGCCTCCGCGCGATCGTAAGTTGATGCGCCTGTCTGAACAAATAATCCTTTCGTTCCTGTAAGTTCTGTGTAAGTTGATGAGCCTGTTTGAATGTGTATTGCCATTAATAAACAATCCAAATGTCGCCGACTGCTCCACCCGTTGTCGGCGCAGTTTGCGTGATCCTAATCTTTGATGATGTTGGGGTAGTCAAGTTTGTTTGCCCAATAGTTACAACAGCACCGACACTTCCGTTGCCTGCCGTGACTGCGCTTGCTGTAGAGGCAGTACCTGTTAATGAAGCAGTAATAGTTCCAGCAGCAAAGTTACCTGAACCATCACGCATCACAATTGTTGAAACAGTGTTTGCAGATGCTTGACCATTACCTGTGATGACACCGTTAATTACTGGAGTAGTCAATGTTTTGTTTGTTAAAGTTTCGGTGCCAGCAAGAGTAACCAAAGTACCAGTGGTGGGTAAAGTTACGGTTGTAGCAGCAGTCGCAGTTAAAGTAGTATCAAAAGCGCCAGAGGTAGTTAAGTTTCCACCAAGAGTAATTGTTTTACCAGTATTGGTGACTCCTGTACCACCATACTGGCCAGCGATAACAGTACCATTCCATGCGCCTGCAAATGCTGTAGCAGTAACGGTACCAGTTACATCCAATGCTGTTGCTGGGGCAGTGTTCAGAATACCTACGCGAGCCGTTGAATCAATAGTTAATACTTCACTACCATTTGTGAAAATTGCGACATCAGACGCGCGAGTAGCGTGAGTATTCCCAAACAGATACATGTTTCCGCCAACATTTACTTCGTCGGGGATACCACCACTAATACGCAAACCATGTGATTCAGAAATGGAACCAATCAAACCTAGATTGGTCGTACCAGCAAGCAAGACACCAGCACTATTTACCTCAACATGAAGGCGTGCTGCTGGTGAGGCAGTGCCGATACCAACACGATTGGCGGATGTATCAACAAATAGAATATTTGTATCTACCGCCAAATTACCAGTAACCGCTAAAGAATCTAGAGTACTAACAGAAGTAATCCCTGTTTGAGCAGCATTGACTGACAGCGTGTTGCCAGACTTGGATAAACCAGTACCAGCAGTGATTTGACCTGCGCCAGAGAACTGTGTGAAAGAAAGTGATGTTGTACCAAGAGTTATCGCGTCGTTGGTTGTGAGCACATAGCCCATGTCGGCACTAACCGTTCCTTCAGAAACAAAGACATACATTCCACTTGTAACTTTTGCTGATGTATTTGCATCTGTAGCCCTTGATGCTGCTCCAGATGCTACAACAACATAGATACCGTTTTCTGCGCCTGTTGTTTGGTTTTTAAGTAGAACACGGTCGCCTGTTGCTACAACTACACCATCAATTGTTGAGGCGTTTATAAGGGCAGAAGCAATCGCAATGTTTACCGTTGATGCGACCCTAACTGAATCTTTAATATCTAGGCTTTGTGTAATGGCATCGGCGTAGGCTTTAGTGACAGCATCTGTTGAGTTTGTCGGAGTTGGAACTGTCACAGTTCCTGTGAAAGTTGTATTAGCTAAAGTTGCATTGGCAGCAAATACTAATGATCCAGTACCAGTTTCATCAGAAATAACTCCGAGCAGTTGAGCAGAAGTTGTTGCTGCAAATTGACTGAGAGTTGCAGTAGTCAAAGCAACATTGGAAATTGCACCACTGGCACCATTGACAGTAGTGACAACTGTGCCAGATGTCAAATAAGTATTAGTATCCAATGACCAAGTATCCGCTGCGGTTTTCTTAAGCAATCCCGAAGTACCAGCAAGAGCAGCAATAGCTGCAAGGTCCGCATCATACGCTTGAACATTCGTACCAATGGCTAAGCCAAGTGTAGTTCGTTGCGCTGAAGCATCAGCGTCATCAACTAACGCACGCCCTGCTACTGTAAAATCAGCAAGCGCTGCTGTACCAGAACCAGTAAAGTAAGGTAATTTATTTGCTGCTGAAGTTAAACCAGCAATAGCAGTAAGATTAGAATCTAACGGTTGAAAAGTACTGGCGGTTACAGCAATTGTTGGAGTAGCACCCTCACCAGAGTTGTTAGTAATAGTTATTCCAGTACCAGCAACCAAAGAAGAAACATAAGAACCCGTAGTATCTGTACCAAGAGAAATGTTGGACTTTAAAAAATCTACAGTAGAAGCCCCTGTTTTAAAATATAGTTTTCCATCAACATAATTTAAAGCAAGTTCACCAAACTGCAAAGAAGCAGCAGATGGAACATTAGCGCCCGTACCACTATTTTTAATTTTTATGGTATTAGCCATTGAAACCTCTTAGAAAGTTCCGCCATCAACCGTAGTCGTATCAAGCGTGATACCACTAATACTACCACCAGTGATACTCACATTGTTTGAGTTTTGAGTAGAAATTGTTCCAAGACCCAAAGTTGTTCTAGCAGTAGAAGCATCAGCATCATCAAGCAAAGTTCTCATAAATGACGTTAATGTAGTTACAGAAGCAGTACCAGACCCCGTAAAATAAGGCAGAGCATCAGCAGTACTAGTTAGACCAGCAAGAGCAGCAAGTTCTGCGTCATATGCCTGAACGTTTGTGCCGATTACTAAACCAAGAGAAGTACGAGCTCCCGCAGCATCAGTTGCATTTGTACCACCATATCCTAAACCTATTACCGAACCCTGCCATACACCAGTGCCGATTATACCAACAGAAGTAAGGCTTGATGCTGTAATGCCCGTACCAAGAGTTGTTCCATTAAGTACAGACGTACCGTTGATGTAATAAGCTTTGCCTGTTGCAATATTAAAATGTTCTGAAGAAGTCCATGCATCTGTTGCATCAACCCAGTTCAATGTCTTATCCGTTGTTCCCTTAAGAGTGATACCACCACCGTCTGCACTTGCATCAGTAGGTGTCACAGTAGATCCAAGTTCTAAGTTTTTATCATCCACTGTAACAGTAGTTGAGTTAACAGTTGTAGTTGTTCCATTAACAGTCAAGTTACCAGTAATTGTAGTATTACCGCCAACAGCCAAGTCTGTAGTAATGTTAACCGAATCTGGCAAACCGACAGTCACAGAACCTGTCGAGGCACTAACTTCAATCTCATTCGCTGTACCAGTAAGACCAGTTACACCACTGTTAGTAACAGTAGGAGTAGCGCCCTCACCAGTGTTGTTGGTAAGAGAAATACCCGTACCAGCAACAAGTGAAGAAACATAGTTGCCAGTAGTATCTGTGCCAAGAGCAACAGAGTTCGCAGCAACAGTCGCAGTAAGAGTTGCGCTACCAAGATTAGTTATAGTTGCACTACCAGTAAGGTCACCGCCCAAAGTGATAGTGAAGTCAGCAACATCAAGATTCAACTTGGCGTTAGCATCATCATAAGTAGCACCAATACCGCTATGAGTACCGTTAGTAAACAAAGCAGCAGCAGCATCTTGAGCTGCTTCATTGAAATCAGATACAGCAGTAGAAGCAATACTGATAGCAGTATTAGAAGCAGCAGTCAAACGACCATAAGTATCCACTGTGAAAGAAGAAGTGTGAGAAGCGTTACCATGTGACCCAGCAGATACGCCAGTAGTTGTCAAAGAAAGATCTATAGCGCCATCGCCAGCGTCATCATAAGCAGCAGAAATACCAGTATGAGAGCCGTTAGTTACTAGTTGACCACCAACAACATCTTGAATAGTTTCACTACTGATAGTGATACCAGCTACGGCACCATCTACATAAGCAGTAGTAGCAACAGCCGTAGTATTATTATTTGCCGTTTGAGTGGTCGCAATAGTACCAGTTGGCAAGGTAGGGGTTCCAGAAAATGTTGGGCTTGCCAGTAGAGCAAAACCAGAGATTGAAGCACCTGAAGGGATAGTTACTGTTCCCGTAAAAGTTGGAGAAGCAAGGTCCGCCTTGAGCGCGCCAGCTGTATCTACATAAGCAGTAGTGGCAACAGCGTTAGAGTTGTTAAGAGCAGTTTTTGTTGTAGCAGTAGCATTTGATCCAAGAGTTACAAGACCAGAAAAAGTTTTATTACCAGTAACAGTTTGGATGCCAGAAAGAGTGAGAAAACCGCCATCTCCACCAATAGCAATAACAGTATTAGCATCACCATTACCAGCAGTTCCAAACCCGTAATAAAGAACATTGTCTACTTCATTAAATGCCAGTTCAGCATTCTTTAGGGAAGCAGGTGCACCAGCAGCTCCTGTAGCCCTTCTTTTGATTCTAATTGTATTAGCCATTAATAGTTACCTCCATTCACAGTCATCCCTGTAGATGGATGAACATGGTCTGACCTAGCAGCCAAAACAGAAGTTCCAACACTACCCACATTTGCTAACTCTAGTGGGATAGTATCAGAGAAATTTATAGTTGCTGGTATTGTAATTGTAGCAGAGCTTGTATTCAAAACCGTAATGTCACCAGTTGTAGTATTATTTGACGTTAATTGTACAACAGTCACTTCACCAGAAGAAACGGTAACAATACTGGTATCTGTGGATAATAAAAGAGTTGTTATATCACCCGGCACGTGTAACCTCTCCTTGAACTGATGCTTTTCCAGCTATTAAAGTAGTAATAACTGTACTATTATTTTCTTGAAGATCATAATAATACACACCACTTCTAATATTAGAACTCACATTTGGTAGCAAAGAGAATTGCATAACCCCATTAGGACCATCTAGTATTTGCGTTGTGAAAGTAGCAACAATAGTGTCGGAAGTCTTAGTTTTCCGAACTTGACCTGAATAAGACCTAGTGGATATATTAATATTTGCATTAGCACTGTTACGAAGTCTAACTTCATGTACGTAAGTATCACCTTGATAAATAATAATATTTCTTTCAGCAGCCATAATTACACCTCACTCAATAATACCTGAATTGCAACATAGTAGCAATCATGTTTATTTATAAATAAATTTTAAAAATAAAATACTTCACTACTAATCTAAACTTACAACAACCGATCCACTAGGGAATACAATTGAATCACCAGCAATCAAAGCACGATTTGACGCTAGGTTGGCCCAGTAAAGTAGATTACCTGATGTGATGGCATCAATAATTCCTATGGCAACAATATTTGCCGTAGGCATTGTGCTAAAAGTTATACTAGTATTATTAACAGTTGAACCACTAGATGAAGCACTAAATGTTATAACTTTACGCACATAAGAACCACCAGTAGCCTCTGTTCCACTACTACTATCAGACGGGCTGACAGTATATAAAGCAAGATAAACACTTGTCGGCTTAGTAAACGTTGTAGTACCAAGCGAATGATCAATCAGTTTGTTTTCCAAATAATTGGATGCGGATCCCGCCATAACTAACTTTCCCCAGCGAGTTCTTCAAGCTCCAACTGATCAGGAAGTCTAAAATTGTCTAATGTTAAAAGATGATCTGCTTCTTCAATTGGAATCTGATGAATCCTTTGCTCTTGCGAAAACTGATATCCACTAGGCGTAACATAGCCATAACCAGAGGAAAAATAAATAAATTTATACCCCGGTTGTGCTACTGCAATATCAAAGTCTCTCTCATTCTTTTCTTTTGCAACTTTAGGAGCAGCCTTCTTGAGAGTAGTAACTTTCTTTGCAACTGGCTTATCTTCAGTTGACTTAGTATTCACATCTGTTGATTTAATAATATTGTCGGTCATAGTATAAAATTGTATCACATATTTTACTCAATATATAGCAAAAAACCCCAGTTTTCACTGAGGTTCAATGCCGAACGTTTTAATTGTAACTATAACGCCCTAAGGTATTAGAGAGTGCGAAGTTTAACATTCTTTGCAATCACATAAGAGTCAGCATTTTCAATATTAGATGCAACTCTCATGAACTGAGTGTACTCAATAGTGTCAGTCTTTGGCTTGAACTGGCGATACACCGTGATGTCACGATGGATACCGATAACACGGTTATTCGGGAACGTGAGTTCCACATAACCATGAGAACCAGCAGCACCAGAATAGTCACCAGTAACCGCTTCAGGCATCAAAGGAACTTCAACCAACGGAATACCGTATGGAGAAAGACCAGTTGAACCAGGACCACCATTACCACGGTATGAACCTTGTAGGAATGATGCGTCACCTGCTGTTGAGCCTGGGGATGGTGCACCAGCAGTTGCCAAAGTAGCAGAGTTTGGATTAGCCAAACTATAGATTGAGTCCTGAACAACACCTGAACCAGAGAAAAACTTCAGTTCATTACGGCGCTGCAAGTACTTGCTTGGCAAGTTACGAAGAATGCGATCATATGTTGAACGCGAAACGTTGTTACCAGCCTCATCTACAGTACGACCACTAGTCAAAGACAGCTTGACAAATCCGTTAAGGGCCTTAAGAAGGCCGTTGTTAGAAGATGTGTTACCATTGATGAACAAATCATCCATATCATTAGCGGTTTGACGCGCCATAATCTGGGCAATATGATCTTCCAATGATGCTCCCTCAATGTTGTCTTCCAAAGACTCTGTGCTTAATGCCCAGTCAAGACGGAGCTTGACAGTGCTTAGTGAGACTTTTGTGAAGGTGACAGCAGCATTTGCGCTACCATCAGTTGCTTCAGTTGCTTTTGTGAGCAAACGAGTGCCAACGGAAGTCTTATCAATTTCCATTTGCGGAGTACGCATACGAACTAGTCTTGAGTTCTGCATGAGCACTGATTGATCAACCACGAAGTCAATAAAACGATTTGACTGCTCTGGCTTCATTAAACCACCAGAATCATTACCTACCACGCTGGTAGTTACTTCATCTGCTTTACTTAAAATTTCTTGTTGAGTTGCCATAGTATTATTCCTCCTAATTATGACTGATAACCAAGTGCGCTAATTAAGCCTTGGGGTAAATAAACGTTGTTCCAGACAGAAGTAGATACGGACTTAACAAGTTCCTCTTCATCAGCGTCATCTTCAGGGTCAACACTTTTCTTGATTGCACCAGATGTAGCAATTGTATTGACCTTTTCTTCTTGGTCAGCCAAAGACTTCTCTGTTGCTTCTAACTTTGCTTGAAGGTCAGTTGCCTGAACTTCAAAACTCTTGGTAATGCTGTCAATCTTTTCTTGAACAGTAGCTTCCACTTCTTCTTTAATTGAAGTAGCGAAGTTAGCCAGTTTTTCGTCAACCACAGCACTAAGAGCATCTTTAAGGACTTCAATATCCATTTCTTCCTCCAATGTGTTATCACTTACTTCAACTTTATATTCTGTTGAAGTTGTTTCTTCTACATCTTGAACAAGCCAATTAATAAATCTTTTCAAAAGCGAAAGTTTATTGTAGTCTTGTTCTTCCATGTTTAAGATCGTATCATATTGTACATCATTTTGCAAGACTTCTTCTTGCATTTTAGTAATATTTGTATCTTCTTCATCTACAAATTTTTGGATGTCATCAATATGGTCTGAGTTTTCAAGCATATCATCTAATGCTGTAATCATATCACTCATTTCATTTAAATCATCTTCTACTTCATCAATTACATCTAATTGACTGTCATCACTCTTATTCATATTGGTCTCCTTTTTCTTTCCAACAGTCTTTTTCTTTTTAGGCTTAACAGTTGCAGAAGGCTTGCCATATCCCTGTTGAGGGTTCTTAAGACCAGAATTCATATTAGTTGTTGCAACCTCACCTTCTTTAACAAGTTTATCAGGAATACTGCAACCACATGAGCAATTATCTTTTTCAATATCAAAGTCTTCATCAGACTTAGTTGTACAGTTATTCAATGTTTCAGTCTTGGATCTAGCCCAAGCCCATCCAGCATCGCCACCCCAGAGATTCCAAGCAATTCTTCCATTAGAAGGATAACCGTCTTCGCCTGGACTCCAGCCTTTACCTTGCTTATCCACTTCATGACGTGGAAAATAACTTGAAACTTTTCTGACAAATTGCTCTGAAGCATTACCACCAGCAGAAAGTTTTCTTGCAGAACCAATGCCAACGCTTGTTCCACCACGACCAAATTCTTTACGTTGTGATAAACCAATAGCAGCAGTTTTTCTTACACTGTCTGGAATGGAGAGATCTATGTCACCACAATCTACTTTAAGAACATAATCAAAATTACCATTAGAATCCATTTTAACAATATCAATAACAGCAACTTGATTGGCGGGATTATCAACTAAACTAAGTTCACCAAGTTCATAATTTTTAATTACGTTAACTGGCTTACCTCTAAAAATCTTTTTAGTGTCCATTTGCTTTTCAAGAATTCTTCCACCAATAGAGAAAGCGCGAAGAGTTCCATCAAGAACTTTCTCCCAAGTATCCTGAGCGCCCTTTGAAATATAGGCTTCTACACGGATAGCATTATAAGATTCACCATCAGCGCCTTTAACAACAACTGGCTCATACTTAATAGCCTTACCTACGGCGATAGGAGAATGCATCTCCCTGATATTGCCAGACCAATTTTTAAATGCAACAAGAGATGCATTGAAGTCAATAATATCTCCAGCTTTATCAATATTATCTGCTGTAGCAATTCCTACTACAATACGTTCTTCTTTTTTGATAAAATCAATTGGGAACGATATATTAAAATTTTCCATATTACCCCTATGTTACAGTATTTTTATTAAAAATACAAATCATCCTACTGCATAAACACTTAAAGTGCATGAGGCAGTTGAAACTTGAAATGTAGTGTAATCGCCTGGGATACAATGATAAACATGTGAACCATTCGCTTGTGAACTAGGGATAACTATTTGATATATTCCATTCAACACAACAGTGGCAGCCGTTGTGGTGTTTTGATTCCAAAAATATATTGCAGATGTATGATGATTAAGACTCTGCGAACCATCAGTGCTAATTACTGCTATATCTGAATAAACTAAACTTCCATTCATTATTTTCTCCTTTTAGGCATCATTGTTTGTGCCATTATCTTGATTTTGACCACGCTCGGCCTGTGCGCCACTTTCTCTTGGATCAACAGAGCCAGCAGCAGTGTCAGCAGAGGCTCTAGGCGGAAAGGCTGACTGGTTATTGCTATTCATTGCTGGGGCACCTGCGCCATCCTTCTTAACCTTTGTAGGGAAAGGAAGAACTTCATCACCATCTGTTCTTTCTGGATATCCAAGATGACCTCTAACCTCATTAGGTGTAATGATTTCAGTTCTCAAATACCTATCATAAATTCTAGACTGCATCTCGTCATCAACAAGATCAATTCTTTTAAACTTCAAAATTATAAGATTAGTGAACTCACCAATAATTTTATTAATCTTCTTTTCAATAACCGCTTGATCTGGGCCAATGACTTGAGTCTTAAATGTTTTGTCAGCATCCCTAGACACAGCAAGGTTTGCATTGTCATAAACTCCAACTTTTGGCGCTGGAACTCTATTGGCAACTAGGATTTCATCTCTGTTTGATTTTCTAAACTTATCAAATGACGCATCTTGAATTCCCGCCTCAAGCTTCTCAAATTTAATATCAGCATCAGAACCGATAGAAGAAGGAATAGGAATAACAAGAGTGCCATGATTTCTACCTTTAACTTCGTTTCTAAAATAGTTTACTAGTTCTTGTTTTGATTTAGCACTTAATTTTGCACCTTTTAAAATGATTGCATATCTAGGAATTGCTTTATTCTCAAAATAATCAATATTGTATTCTTTTGCATATTTATCACCAATAATAGCTGCTGCAGCAGAAACTGCTGCTGGAATACCGTAGTAGGCATTATTTGGTGAATAAATTTTAAAATGAATTAATTCATTAGGGTTAGGATCTATATTGAGTGGATCTTTTGTTTCAGTGTCTTGGAAATTTTTGAAGAAGATAGCACTAATTTTGTTACTCTTAGCAATCTGAACATAGCCATCTCTTTTTCTTCTAACCCTTACAAGAGTTGCAGGCACATGGCCGATATATCCTACTGACCCGTCAATGTTTCTACCAATTTCAAGATAACCATTTCCAGTTGTCATGGTATCAAGCCATACTCTAACCATTGTTTCTAAAAATGTTTCTTCATCATTTAAATTTTCAAAGATGTCTTCAAGGCGCTGCTTTTCATCTTGCAGAGTTTTTCTGACTCTAGAAAGCTTTTCAGGGTCGCCTTGAGTTTTTTCAATTTTTCTTCTGGCTAATGTAGTTTCTTCAAACTCAAATCCAAGACCGACAGTATTCATCGCTCTAGCGTTAACAGCAGCATTGTGAATAGCGCTTTGATCATAAAGACCAGCAAGTGTGTCTAAATCATAAGGAGGAGTGACTACATCATAAAGTGAATAGCCATCCAATCTTTCTGGATCAATATACTTTGAACCAGTTTCACCTACGCCAACAAGTTTTTTTTGTAGGTTATAAAATTTTCTTTTCATTTTTAATGAAAGTTGAGAAGTCTTAACTTGAGTAAATGGATCATTGCTTTCTATTTTTGATAAAACTTGAACGTATGATAGTTCATCTATTTCAACGCCTTCTTCTGGATCATCTACGTGTAGGTTTGTTACCATTTTATACTCCAAAATGACGTTTTAAAACGTCTTCATAAGGGTCTGGGACTAAACCATCAGACAATCTTGCGCTTTGATCTTCAAATTCTGATTTACTAACTTTCCTAGCACCAGACACCCACGCTGCATGTCCAGCATCACTGCCAGTCCAATACAAAGCAGCTTCAGCTACTCTCTTTTCAATCTTTGGATCATTAATAATACCTTCTGCTGATAAAACACCATCACCATCAGTGAGTGGCAATCCGTCTGGCATCATCCAAATGCATACGCCAAATGAAGTATCGGGAACCCAAATTTTTTTACTATCAACAATACCTGTTTCCATTTAACATATCATACACTATTTAAAATAAAAAAGCACGAATAAACACAAAAAGCGTACCAACTTGGTACGCTTTTTGCAGATTATGTATTTGTTATGTTACTTAATTGGACAGGCTCCACCTTCACATTCCAAACTTTCAATTGAAAGACTATTTATGGAATCGGTAAAGGATACATTATTTTTAATTTTTGAACTTAACTTTAGGTACATGGATTCAGTAATTTCCTCATAAGGAGCAAGATTAAAACCATGCTCGCTGTGTAGCAAGAAAGATACAGACTTAATTCTATTTGTATAATTCTTAGATAACCATTCCTTGATTTCAGAAAGTTCTTCCTTCTTGTAGTACACAGTTACACTAACATTATTGTCAGCCCATTCTGACTGGGCTTTAACAACCCATTCTAGTTGATCCACGGCTGTTAGTTGATTAGCCAAAGTAGCATGATCTGGGGTTTGACATGGGAACTCAATGACACACATTGAATGATTTTCTTTACCATCTAATCCAATATCATAAACAACGTTATACCCTTTTTCGCGACAGTATGAAGCAAGAGGATCATTGCTAACCATTCTTACACGACGAATATAGTATTTAGCATATGCTGGATGAATACCGGGCGTAACTCCAGCAAGAAGACTCAACGTACCACTTGGCTTTACAGTTGTAAGTTTAATTGAAGGATTAATCCCCAAAGTATGAGACCAATCCTTATCAAATTCTTTCAAATGTACATAGCAGTCACTAACCCAAGAAAGCTGCTCTTTAGTGGACTGAAGCCAACCAGTAATACCCTGACCTAAGCGACGATTCCTTGTAATAACGTCACGACTCTTCTTGTACGGATAGTGCAAACTAGTAATTGCTTTTTGAGTCTTGTAAAGAAGTTTGCTTAAATCAAGAAGCTCTTCTTTTGATTCAATATTTGGCAAAAATATTTCAGCAAGATTACAAGGCTCACCATCTTCCAAACCAATTTCACCACAAGGATTAGTGCCAATAACTTTTGAATCGTTTACTTTTTCACCAAGACGACCTGTCTTGCGAATAAGTTTACGGTTGATCAAACCATATGGCTCTCCAGAACCGTCATATCCCTTCCAGAACTCATCTGTCATCTCTTCATGGGAATCTGCAAAGATTGAGTTATTAGAATTTGCACGCCAGTTTGGGATGTCATTACGACCCCAATTCTTTGCGCGCATAAAAAGAACATCATCTGGGTCACCAATAGCAATCTGCGCTGATCTACGTGAAGAACCAGCAACAACAATTTTACCAATAATATTTGCAATGTCTAAAGCATCAATAGAACGAATATTGTCTTTCCCAATTCTTTTATCAAGAATGTTGCAAATATCAGAAATACCTTCAATTAAAATTTCTGGACCAGAGGCTGTTCCACCAAACGTTTTTAGTGTTGCACCAAATCCTCTAATCAAAAGAGTACTGTAGGTAAAAGATTCTCCAGTTTCAAAATAACTAGTAAGAACTTTAGCAAGAAGTGCTGACCACCCTTGTCGTGAGTCTGGAACAATAAAGTCAGCATCATTTGTTCTTTCATGCCTAATGAATTCAACATTCTTGACCTTTGGCATTTTATAGACCATTGATCTCTCAACAGAAAATCCAACTCCACCGCCAACCATAAGGTGATCCATTAAAAACTTGAAGTCGTCAACGCATGAAATAGTTGTCATCCAACAATTTACCAAAGAAACACCACTCATTGTTTCAACAAGTGGAGTACCTAGTTGCCAAAGTGAACGACCAGCAAAAATTCCTTTAAGATTAAAAATATAATCAAACAGGCGCTCTGCCTCATTCTGTGTATATCCTGCACCAATAGATTGAGCGCCATTGATTGATCGACCGATGGTTTCGTGCCATAGTTCTTTCCTACCTAAAGATTCAATGTCTCTAGAGTATGTCCTCTTGTACACTATTTCGCCAAGACCGTTAAAGCCCCAGGGTGGGGTCTTATCTGCATAAGAATTAATAAATTGTTCTGATAATATCGTCATCGTTCCTCCTAGAAAAAATGTGTAAATTCAATGGTATCAATTTAATCAATCCGAGCAAAGACTAAATGCTTAGGCTAATTAAAAGTTTTTTTCAAATTCCGTCAAGCGGGAGATCATCTTATCAGCGACATTCGCCCAAGACATCTCACCATGAATTATTTTTGCGGAACGCAAGGTATATTTTTTAAAATCGTCATATTCGCTGACAACGTGCTCCATCAAATCAAGCAACTCGTCATAACTAGGAATAGCCCACTCTCCGACATCGCAGGCATACAGATGGTCATGGAAATCAGATTTACCCCATGTTGCTGGAAGAGGAATAGACATTTTAGCAAAATCAGCACAACCTGTTAAGTTTGTACAAATTGTGGGAAGTCCTGTAGCAATCGCCTCAAATGGAATCATTCCAAAACCTTCACCACTTGTAGGATAAACCATGCAGTGACATTTGTGGTATAAACGCACAAGCTGATCAACGCTGAAGTTATCTGGAATACCAATAATCTGAGGATGGTTATGAGCTGGAACAATATGTCCATCTATATAAACATCAGCAAAACAGAACTTATTGTATTTAAGAATTAACTGAAAGTCATCGTTGCCTTCATATAACTCTAAGAAAGCATCAACAACAAGCTGAGCGTTTTTTCTTTTAGAATCTCCACCAACATGAATAAAATTAAACTTACCAGTTAATTCTCTTTCATATATTGAAAAGTCATCAGATATACCATGAGGTATAACATGAACATTGGGGTGAATGTTGTTCTTGATATAGATATCTTTAACAAATTCAGACGTAGCCCATATCTCTGAGCATCTTGACATATTATATTTCCAACTATCAGGAACAATAGTGGACTCCCAAGGAGTATATCCAATATTGTAATTATTATGTATCTGATAATAAACTGGTGGACAAAAATTTATATGAAAAGGTAACTCTTCTCTATTATAGAAGACACCGACACCTTTTTCTTGCAAAGCAAGAATTGAACTAACGGCAGCGTTTTGGTAGCCTTGACTAAACCAGCTTTCTCCGCTTAAGTCCGTGTTGTTGAGACTAAACCAGCTAACTTTCTTCATTTAAACTACTTATGTTTTGTTTTTCAATATCAAGACACTTCACGCCCTTACTAATAAGTTCTTTTGCTTGTTCTTTAGAAATTTCACAAGTGATTGGCGTATTACGATACGCACAACGAGTAGCTGCTAGATATAGGTCGCCCATTTTCATGATAGAAATAAGATCGGTTTCCATTATCACAAATGGTCCACAATCATCGGATTCGGCAACAGCGATTATATCCATAAATAAATTATACAACCTTTTTTGTACTAGCATACTAGCATGCTAAGCGTGCTTATATGCTTTGTTTACTTGATTACCGCGTACTTGCTTATTTGAGGGTATCACATAAAAAGCAGAAAAAATCTGAAATCTATAAAATTTTTTTATTTTTGTGATAAAGTTCTGATTATGGAATTTGAAACAAGAAAAATACTAAACGCTGGGGAAATAAATCTTATTGATTGCCTTGGAGATGACTTGAGCATTGTTAATGCTGCAAAAGTTTCCTTTGCATCTTATGAAGAAACTCTTAACGATAAATCTAAGGGTTTAATTAATTTTCTTATAAAGAACAAGCATTCAACACCATTTGAACATGTAATTTTTAAATTTTATGTTAAATGCCCAATATTTGTATCTAGAGAATGGTTTAGACATAGATGGTCCTCATTTAATGAAATGAGTATGAGATATCATGTTCCAGAACATATTGACTTCTTCTATCCAGAGTTTGGCACAATACGCAAGCAGGTAGGTAAGCCCGGGGCTTACACGTTTGAAATATTTGAAAATCAACAACAAGTTTTAGATGAAGTTACCTCAGAACTTGAATTTTTATATATGCACGCAGAAGAAACATACAGGCATCTACTTAAAAAAGGTGTAGCAAAAGAAATTGCTAGAACAGTACTACCTGTTGGACAATACACAGAGTTTATCTGGACTGTTAACGCTAGAAGTTTAATGAACTTTATGTGTCTCAGAAATGATAGTAATGCTCAGTATGAAATTGCTGAATATGCAAGGTCTATTGAAGATATCTTTGGTATGATATTACCAGCGACATACACCTCATGGGTTAATAACGGAAGAGAGTCAATATGAACAACAAAGTATCTTTTATAGCATACCTTATACTAGTTACAACATTTTCTGTATTATTTAAATATGGTATTCATATATCATTTAAAATTGACACAGGGTTTGTCGGTCCAGTTTTTATATTTCATGCACTTATCATAATTGCAGCATTAGTAAATGGTACTAAAAAATGAAGATTGTTCCATATAGTGCCAGTGAGCCTTTGGAAGATATAAATACGCTACATGTATTAATTAAGGCTGTACCATTTGAGCATGGATACGCTCCAGCAATGGTTATTGTTTCTCCAGATGATAATTACTCTCTAAACCTTGATGAACTTCATTGCTTAATGGATGGTATTGAAATAGCAGAGAGTAAAATTAGTGAAATTATTGATTACATCATAAATGCTAAAACATTTAATTTTCAGAGAAATCTTGAAAAAATGGATGATGAGGAATATGATGACGAAGATGAGGATGATGAATAGTGATATTGGCAAGAGTTATACCAGATTTTCCTTATCCAGAAAGAGAATGTCCATATTGTTATCAAAAATTAACTGTTGTTAATGCTATTCACTATCAAGACAAATATCATTATAAAGCATTGTATTTAGATCCTAATCCTAATTGCGTTATTTATGATGAAGGTGCAAGAACAGCATATGCAAGAATGTATTATTCATCGGAAGAAGCTTTTGAATACTATAGAGATGTGAAAATACCAGTGCAGCGTTGGACACAAGAAAACTTGTATACAATTTATCAATAATGTGGTAATATAGTTGTTACTATGCCCGTAAAATCTTGCTCTGAAAATGGTAGCCCTGGATACAAGTGGGGAGATGAAGGTGTCTGTTACACCTATCCAAAAGGTAATCTTGTCCAAAAAAATAAAGCAAAAAGAAAAGCTTTTAATCAAGGTCTAGCCATTGGTGAAGCTAGTAACTTTAAGAAGTCAGATGATATATCTAAAATGGTAGAAGACTTGGCAGAAGAGGAAGCAATGCTGGCTGATGCTCTTATAGCAATTGCTACAATTTATGGAAAGTTTGACGAAGATGGTTCTGGTATTTGGGCTGGGTATGATAGTCCCGAAGAGAACGATGTTAAAGATATTGGTGTTAAATGCTCAAACTGTGTTCTTTATGAAGATCATGGAGTTTGCAAAATTATTGCTCAAAAAGTTGAGCATGAGGGTAAGTGCAGATTTGCCATTATACCTGATGGTGTTGTTCAAGTAGACAATTCAGATATGTCTGAAGAATACGAAAAAAATAATAATGTAACAAAATTTGACCTTTTAAGGTATATAATGCAGGGTCTATCTCCATTTGGAGTAGATTCTACTAACAAGGAGATAAAATGATTATTCAACTTCCATATGATAATGCTGAAGTTAGCAAGAAGGGCCATGACTCAATGAAGTCATGGCATGAAAACATGGCTAAGTCCCATGAAACTGCAGCTGTATGGCATCAGATGCAGTCTGAAGGCTTGTCAAAGGCAATGAATGAAGTTCCACTTGACCCGGAACAAAAGCCTGCTCCAAAAGCTGGTGCTCAAGGTGCTTCAACTGATTCACCTGATGCAACACCTACGCCATCCACGGAAGTCCCAATGGACCCCATGAAGAAGGCGGATCTTATTAAGATTCTTGAAGATCATATTGCAGAATTTGGACCATTGGGCATCGCACCTAAAGAAATTGTAAACATTCTTATTGGTGAATAATGGATATAGGCTACGCTTCAATACTTGTAGCTGTTGTCACAACAATGGGTACTGTGATTGTAACAATCATTCAGAAATCTAGAAAAGAGAACAAAACTGACCATAACAGGGTTGTTGATACCCTAGTGTCTTTAAAAGAAGATGTTAAAGATATTGACAAAAAACTTGATGGCCATATTGAATGGCATTTAAATATTAAAAAATAGTGGTATAATGGTCGCATGGGGCGATCCTTGGCTGTAGGTATTAGGAAACTTTATCTGTGGTGCAGGGGTCGCCTCACTGTCTTTGGAGGGCACGATGGAAAAAATTATACCGCAAATTCCCCCGCTTGTTGAAATCTTTTGGGAAGATCACTATAGTCTAGGTGAAGAATGGTTTGAACCCGATGCTAAGCATGATATATGCATTCTTTCAGCAGTGGGGTATCTAGTTTCTCAAGATGATAAGTATTACTATGTTGCTTGCACATATGAAATGGATTCAGGACATTATCAGTCTGGAACAGCCGTTTTGAAAAATTGCGTGGTAGACTTCCACATATACAGCAAGCCTGATCAACCGTTTAAAAAACAACCAGAAAAGAGCAAAAATGCTAAGTCAATTGGAAGTAGAAAAACTAATAGCCAGAGTCCCAAGATCTTCCGCACCTGAAGATCATCGTGCAGCAGCTTCTGTTGCAATTGGGGCTAGAGACGACAAGTCACTTGTTGAAATTATTAAGTACTATGGTATCAATAAAGAACTTGCAGTAAAGTGGTGGACTTTTTTTGGATTTGAAGGTGACATAAAATTAGAGAAGAAGAAGCGTGGTAACAAGTCTTCATCTCTACAGGATTTTATTAAAGCAAATATTGGTGAAACACTGTCATCGTCAGATATTATTGAAAAATGTGGAATCTCTACACCAACGTTTTATAATTATATGAATGCCAATAGAGGACAGTTTAGAAGAGTTAGTCGTGGGTCATATCTGATTTTAGATCCAGGTAAGGAAAGGAAAGAGGCGAAGAATGTATAAGTTTACAAAAGAAACAAAACATGATGAAATGAGAAAAATTAGTGAGGAAAAAATTGCTCTAATGACAGTGGAAGAAAAAGCTGTTTTTTGGGAAAAACTTACTAGACAATGGCATAGTAAATATGTGACATACTCAAATCAATACTTTAAGGCTTCTAGGGAGCTGGCTGATGTAGAAGAAGAACGTAAGAAATGGAAGATTGTTGCTATGAGTCTTGGCGCGTCAGAAGACGCTATTGACGATGTTGAATTGGAGGTCAATAATGACTATTGATGAGTATGTTACAGATCAAGAATATAATGATCTAGTGTCCGATAGGGATAGATGGCGGAATGATGCAGAAAAATTATCTCAAATTATTTGCAAGCTTTATGTGTGGGAAAACAAATCTATTGATGAAGTTTTGAAGTCTTTTAAATGATAGAAGGTTTTCTTGCAATTGTAGGTGCTATTGCCTTTATTTTTGCTATTGAAGTTATTGCATCAAAAATGTTTAAGTAGGGATATAATGCCTCAAGATAATATTATTTTTGCAGCCTCCTTTTGGCGGACAAACGCACAACTTATAGAAGATTGTGTAAAACTAGGTTATCTAGATAAAGGCAAGTCAACACTAGACCCGACATATGGTCGAGGTAAATGGTGGACTAATTGGCAGCCCGACAATTTCACGTATCATGATCTTAAAATAGATCAGGTTGACTTCACTAATTTACCTTATGAAGATAACACTTTTGAACAGATATGTTTTGATCCCCCTTATGTGTGTATAGGAGGTCGGACAACCAGTGGGCCAAATC